ACAAGCTCGATTAAGCACCTACTCAGGCAAGATGGATCTGCTAAGGGTTGCTAGTGCTAACGTATCTGAGGAAATTGGCAAAGGTATTATTGGCGCATTAGAAACATTAAGCCAAGACACAAGCATTGAGCAAACTACAAAGAAGATGGAAAACCTGGGTAAAACTACAGGTAATACCATCAAAGGCTTAGGCGTTTTAATTGCTGAGATAAAGAAAGTACCAGGATTAAGCACAGTCAAAGATATCCTAACTTATGGAAACATATTTAACACGCTTGGTAAATTAAATGAAATTAACCAACGGGGCAAGTATCCAACTGCTGCAGCAAGAGAAACCCCAGCTATGGGTCGTATTGCAGCACAGCAAAGAAAACTAGAAGCTACTGCATTAAAGAATGGCGTGGCATTACGCAAGGCTGAAAACGAACAACTTAAAGCCAAAACAGAAGTAGACAAGTTAAAAGATAAGTTTGACGTAGAGCGTATTGGCTTAATGAAGGCACTAAACGAGGCTACTGATGCTGAAACTATATTAAGGCTTAACGCCAAAATAGCCATATTAGATAACAATGAGGCACTAGCAAAGAAGATTAACGCTGAATTAGAAGCTGGTAAAAAGGCCAAGGAATTGGCAGATACCTTTGGTAATGCCGCTACCGCTTTAACCACTCAAATAGCCAAGATGCAGGCTATGAATGATGCCTTAATAAATAAGATTAACGATAAGATCGCAGCAGGCGCATACAACCCAACAGGTGTAAACATTCCTGGTATTAGCCAACTATTCCCAACCCCACTAGGGCCATTAGGAAATATCGATTACACAGTACCAATGGGTAGCGGCAATCCAGTTTATGCACCAGGCACATCAGGTACACCAATGTCTTATGCAGACGTTAGACTTACAATCGATGTGGCACAGGCAGGCGATCAATTCGCTCAGTTAATAGCCGACAGCGTGCAGGTAGCACAGAGAAGCGGATATAGCACTACATCTGCTGGATCATTAAACTAATGACCGTACCTGTAGTAAATGCGATAATTAACTTTAGCACTGGCCCTGCAACTGCCCAGGCTATGATCTTTGACCAAGGTATCTTTGGCACAAACGTCTTTGCAGATTCAGCAGCTGTAATTGTTGATGTATCTGACCAAGTTATGTCTGTGCAAACTAAGCGTGGTCGTAATGCATTATCCGATCAATTCCAAACTGGCAACTTAACACTGCGCATAGTAGATCAGAATGGCGACTTTAACCCACAAAACCCAGCAAGCCCTTATTACACATACCTAAGCCCAATGCGTAAGGTGCAGATTACTGCTACCTACTCAGGCGTTACCTATCCCATCTTTCAAGGTTTTATTACAAGCTATGTAACTACATATCCTAAAGATGCAGAAGATGTTGCATATACAACCATACAAGCTGTAGATGCCTTTAGATTAGCCAATAACGCACAAATCAGCACAGTTACAGGTGCAATTGCTGGAGACTTAACTGGCACACGTATTAACCAAATCTTAGATGAGATCGACTGGCCTAACTCCATGCGTGATGTGGATGCAGGTTTAACTACAGTGCAAGCAGATCCTGGGACAAATCGAACAGCATTACAGGCTTTAACCACAATAGAAAATACTGAATACGGTGCACTATATGTAGATGCCAGTGGCTCTTTTGTATTTCAAGATAGATCGGTAACTGTTAGCTCTATTGGCGCAACACCAACACTCTTTGCAGATGATGGCACAGGCATCCTTTATAAAGATGCTACCTGGATTCTTAACGATGTTTTAGTATTTAACAAGGCAACTGTATCCAGGCTAGGTGGATCACCACAGGTTGCAACCAACCAAGCCTCTATTGATAAGTACTTCTTGCATTCTTACTTCTTAAATGACCTTTTGATGCAAACCGATGCCGTAGCCCTGGACTATGCCCTGGCTTATGTGGCATCTAGAGCCGAGACCAGCATCCGAGTTGACTCCATTACCCTGGATCTATACACGCCTAACTACAACACAGGCATTTTGGCATCCCTAGAGCTTGACTTCTTTGACCCAATCACAGTCAATACTACCCAGCCAGGCGGATCAGTCATAGAGAAAACCTTACAGATTTTTGGAGTGAGCCTAAATATCACCCCAAATAGTTGGAAAACCACCTTCACAACGCTCGAACCAATCATAGATGGGTTTATAATAGGCAACGTAGATTACGGTGTCTTAGGGCAAAACGTTTTATCTTATTAAGGAGTAGAAATGCCATCAGGTTTACCAGCCGTAACAGGCGATGTATTAACAGCAGCCAACTATAACTCTTTGGTTGCCTTCACAGTAGGCACAGCCAACACCACAGATTACACAGCTGTACTTGCAGATTCATATCAAGTGCTAGAGGTAATGAACAAAGCAACCGCTATTGCATTTAAGATCCCAACAGATGCAAGCGTGGCATTTCCAGTTGGCACAGCACTAACAGTATTAAACATTGGTGTTGGTGTTTGCACAATTAGCGCAGTCACACCTGGTACTACAACAGTATTAAGTGCTGGCGCAGTTGCAGCATCTCCAACCCTTGCACAATACAAAACAGCAGTATGCATTAAGACAGCTGCTAATACTTGGTATGTGGTAGGCGGAATTGCTTAATACAGTATTAGGAAGTTTATCTAGTGGAGTTGCGGCTGCTACCAGTTCATACGAATCTATTGCTAGTGCAAGTCCTAGCGGTACTGCTACTTTTACTTTTAGTTCAATTTCACAATCTTACAAACATTTGCAAATTAGAGTTATGGCTCTTGGAACAGATACAAATGTTTATTTAAGAATAAATGGAGTATCTTCTGCATCTTACACTCAACACCGATTACTAGGTAATGGCTCAACAGTTGCCGCAGGTGGTTTTCCTGGTGAAACACAATTAGACAATGTAAGCAGAGCAAGTTCAACATATCCTTCAGTTTCAATTATTGATATAAATGATTATTCATCTACTACAAAAAATCCAGTAGTTCGGGTATTTAGGGGTGAGGATGCTAATGGCTCAGGAAATGTTTATTTAGTTTCAGGTATGTTAGTTTCGGCAGGTGCGGTATCTAGCATAACTTTTACAACAAGTTCAAACTTTTCTGCTAATACAACCTTCGCCCTCTACGGAATCAAAGGATAATATGGCAACCACATATGAGAAAATTGCAACAACTACTTTGGGTAGTGCTGGAACAATTACATTTACTTCAATACCTGGTACTTATACCGATTTAAGAATTGTGTTAGTTTCAAAATCTGTTAGTGCTGGCGCAAATGTACAGTTCAGGTTTAACGGAGATACTGGCACAAATTATTCTTATACTTATTTAAGAGGTAATGGCACTTCGGCTAGTTCATACAGAGAATCAAATAAAACTTTTGGTTATTTTTCAGATCAAAGCAGCGACACTTATCCAAATATGGGTACATTAGATATATTTTCTTACGCTGGTTCAACATTTAAAACTGCATTGGCAACATATTCAGATGATAGAAATGGTTCAGGTTATGTTTTTAATACTGTTAGTTTATGGCGTTCTACTGCTGCTATTACTTCAGTTGCATTAAGCCCTAGCAATTTTACGGATAATTTTCAATCAGGAACAATAGCCACCCTCTACGGAATACTGAAAGCCTAAAATGCCAGCCACATATACTTTAATAAGTTCAAATGTTTTAACAACAACAGCAGCCAGTGTAACCTTCTCATCAATACCTGCTACCTATACGGATTTAGTGTTGCGTTATTCTGCTAGATGTGATGCGGCTGTAACAGAAAGGTTTGCTTACATAGAATTAAACGCAACCGCATCTGGAATTAGCGAAACTTATTTAATGGGAGACGGCGCAAGTGCTACTTCTGCTAGAGCAACATCTCAACCCTTTATAGGATATTTAAGAGTTCCAGGAACAAGCGGTACTGCAAGCACCTTTAGCAATGGTGAGTTTTACATTCCTTCTTATACTGTCAGTCAAAATAAACCAATGTCTGTATTTGATGTAACAGAAAGAAATAATGCTACTGCTTATATTTTGGCAGAAGCAGTATTATGGTCAAACACAGCCGCTATAACTCAAATTAAGTTTGGCTTAGATGGTTCGGGTTCACTTGTATCAGGCTCATCATTTTATTTATACGGAATATCCAACGCTTAACAAAGGAGAAAAAATGCCAACCAAAGTAATCGTAGATTGTTCAACAGGTGAAACCAGCATTGTTGAATTAACAGCAGAGGAGATTGCTGATCTCGAGACAGCACGCTTAGCAGCTGAAGATCAAAAAGCAGCAGCAGAAGCAGAAGCAGCAGCAAAGGCTGTGGCTAAGGCCGCATTGCTAGACAAACTTGGCATTACCGAAGACGAAGCAAAACTTCTTCTAAGCTAATGAAACCGTGGTTATGCGCAGCAGGAGTCGAGCTTAGAGATGCCGTTACTACCTGGTATCCAGATCGCAGGACTCAAGCTGATGGGTGGATCGGTGATGCTCGTCATTCCGCGAGAAAATCAGATCATAATCCAGACGACTCAGGATGTGTCCGAGCCATTGATATTGATTCTAGGCTGGATTCATCCGAGGGGCTCTCAGTTTATTTGGCTGACCAAATCAGAGAATGCGCAAAAACCGATAAACGCATATCTTATGTGATTCATAACGGCAAGATAGCAAGCAAGATCCTGGGCTACAGATGGCGTACATACAAGGGCTATAACAAACATACTAAACACATACACATTAGCTTTACAAAGGCAGGCGATAAAGATGGCAGGCCGTTTGATATACCACTACTAGGGGGCAAAATATGAATATGAAAAATCCTTACATACTAACTGCTGGTGCATTTCTATCAGCTTGGGCAGCATCCAATTTTGCAGCTGACTATCGCTCTATCCTTTGGGCTGTTCTTGCAGGTGTATTTGGGTATGCAACTCCAAAGAAATGAGCCCAACAGAATGGGCTGGATTTGCCGCTGGCATTTGCGCCGTATTAACAGGTTTCTTTGTGGGTCTGCGTTATCTTATTAAAGGATGGCTTTGGACTTTAACACCTAACAGTGGTGCATCACTTGCAGATCGTTTAGCAAGAATTGAAACACGCCAAGAAGAAATGATGCGCATTCTAGTAGATAGGAAGTAGCCTTTAACTATGGCAACTACACGCAAGCGCAAGAAGATTAATAGGCGCAGAGTTCGCAAGACTCCCGAGCCTTTATCTAAGCTAGAAGTGTTTTATATTGCCAAGCACGAAATGTATAAAGCTGCACGCAAGGCTGGCTTTAGTGAGTCTGTGGCGTTGTATCTAATGGATAGCCCCGAGTCTATGCCTGATTGGGTCGTAGGCGATGATGGCATTATCCCACGTATCCCTACTCCAGATGAGGATGACGATTAAGCGTTGGTTAGTAATATCAGACCTACAAGTGCCTTATCATCACGAGGCAGCTGTAAAGAATGTAATCAAGTTAGCACGCAAGGAGAAGTTTGATTCTGTATTGGTGGTCGGGGATGAAATTGATTTTCAGACCATTAGCCGTTGGAGTGAGAAAACACCTTTGGCTTATGAGCAGACCATTCACCAGGATCGTGAGCTATGCAAGGAGATCCTCTGGGATCTAGGTGAGTACAGCCGTGAGATGCACATTATCCGTAGCAACCACAGCGACCGCCTATACAACACATTATTAAAAGTACCTGGCTTAATCTCATTGCCAGAGTTGCAGTATCCAAAGTTTATGGGATTTGCCGAGATGGGTATGGAGTACCACAAGACAGCCTATGAGTTTCATCCTGGCTGGGTACTAGCCCACGGCGATGAAGGCAATATGAGCCAGCACGCTGGAATTACCGCATTGAATCTTAGTAAAAAATGGGGCAAATCCGTAGTCGCGGGGCATAGCCACAGACTGGGTATGAGTGCCTATACAGAGGCCTTAGGAAGCCATTACAGGCCTTTATATGGGGTCGAGGTAGGTAATCTAATGGATCGCAAGAAAGCCTCTTATTTGCGCTATTCTGCCGCGAATTGGCAGATGGGGTTTGCTATACTTGAAGCCGTAGGTAAGACACTAACACCCACGTTAGTGCCAGTAAATAAGGACGGCTCATTTACAGCACTTGGCAAGTACTACGGATAACGTTATCTAATCGTTATACAAAAAACCCACTAAATAATCCACAAAGTCGTACACAGGTGGCACACT